TTATTGGATTTGCGCTGGTGTCAAATTGGTGTCAAATTGAGAAGAGTTTCCAGCATACTGACGCAAGTGTTCAGTGTTTAAATGGGCATACCTTTGCACCATCTTTTCACTTGACCAGCCTCCTAACTCTTGAAGTGGCCGCGTAGGCGTCCCCTGAATCACATGGTTAGTTGCCCATGTATGCCGGCAATCATGGAAGCGAAAATTAGCAATTCGAGCACGCTTTAATGCTTTTTTCCATGCTGTGCCTGCGGGGTTTTTGATTGGGTTGCCCTTGTAAGTAAACACGTTGGTTTTGTGCTTGCCACGCTGGCTTAGAATTACACTCATTGCTTCATCATTTAAAGGCACTCCTATCGCTCTTGATGATTTTGCCTGATCCACATGAATCCATGCAGTACGCCTTGGTATATCAACCTGCGACCATTGCAGGCCGGCTACATTGGCTTTTCTCAAACCAGTAGCCAGCGCAAAAGCCGCAATAGGTATCAGGTGTTCTGGCAATTCTTTAAACAGCCTGTTTTTCTCATCGGCCGTCAGCCAGCGTTCCCTGCGCTTAGGCTCCTCAAGCATCTTGAACTTTGGTAAATTGGTTATCCATCCCCATTCTCTGGCTGCCAACAAAACCATTCTGATTTGTTGCGTATAGGCATTGACGGTTCTTGGTTTCCGCCCCTCGCTCAGCTTTGCATCACGAATCGTACGCAGCACTACGCGATCTATCTGGTTGATTGTTAAATCCCCCAGATATTTATCTAACCAGCGTAAAAATAGCTTTGTATTGTAATCCTTTTGTTTATGCGGATTTTCTTTCAACCATTCGACCACCGTTTCGCGCCATGTATATTCGCGACTGTGGCCAAGCTTTTGCACGGCAAACAACTCATAATAATGTTTAGCTGCTAATTCACGCGCGTGCTGTTCGTTTTCAGTCCCAGCAGCTTGGCGTATGCGTTGTCCGTTTGGTGCCGTGAATGAGTAGTACCACCCGTGGCGGCCTTTCCGCTCGTAGACGCGGATCGTTTTTCGGCTCGACATGTTTTACTCCTTTTCGCATGTGCAGCCTCTTGCAGTGCGGAATCTGCATCAGCTTTCAGCCATTCGTCAAGTTCTTCTTTAAAAAAATACCAACGTCCAATTTTTTTATGCGCCGGTATTTCTCCGCTTCGCGCTTTCTCAGTAACGACTTTAGGGTTAAGAGAAAGGTAACTAGCGACATCTGCGGTAGTTAATAAAGTTTTCATAATTAGCCATATAAAAAATCCGGCAGATTGCCGGTGTGTGTTGTTGCGTTTGTTTAGGGTTGTTTAGGTTGCGGTGTGTTATGCCAGTCGCAGGATAGGCCACTACCGTAATAGCGGCTGCGGTAAATAAGGCAGGTGATTTTGCGCCCATCACTTAAAGTTATAGATGTTTCTACCATATGAGAGGCAGCATCCCTTTTACGTGCTTCGGCTTTCTCGGCTTCTGGCATTTCACAACCGGCAATAAAAAAGCCGCTATAGCAGCTATAATCAATTTAGTTTTCATGTTATCTGTCCTGATAATCAAAATTAAAGCCAGCTATTAGCTGGCTGTATACTGTTTAATTCTTTGCCCTATCCATCGCATCACAGGGACAGCCATAGAATTACCAATAGCTTTATACCGTGGCGTATCAGGGCATTCACTTGCATGCTTGTTGCGATATGGGATACATGTGTGGTTATCAGGGAAGCCCTGCAAGCGTTCGCACTCAACAGGCGTCAAGCGGCGCACCCATTGATTTTGCTGCACTGCATGCAATGCTGTGGCTGTTAGCGTATACATCGTCCCATCAGCAATCACGCCTTTGCCATTACCACCAGATTTAATTGTCTGGTTGATGATATTGGAATTTATAACAATATTAGTATTGGCTTGAGTATCCACAACACCTGCAATACTGGAGACCACAGGGTCTTGTCTGCCATTAACTACAATGAATGTATCTGTGGATGCATTGAGACGTGTACCAATGCCTGTTGTAAGGGTTTTGGCAATCTCTGATTCTTTTCCCGTGACCGCCTCAGGATTCCCACTGCCGCTTTGCTGCTCAAAAAGTATTTTTGCGACACTGATGTCGTCTCGAGCGCTTGCGACAAGGAAGATGCGACGGCGTCGTTGGGGCACTCCGAAAAATTGAGCATCAAGGATTCGCCACGCAATTTTGCGTTTTTGTCCAGACACAAAACCAGCGTTTGACCATTTCCCCCCTGCCGGCTGCAATGGTAGGCTTTCGCCGGCAAGTGCTCCCAGAAAGCAGCCCAGCGCATTATCTTTTGTTGACAAGATTCCGGGGACGTTTTCCCAGACAAGAATAGCGGGTTGTTCACCGCTTCGTTTTCGAACAAAGTCAATTGCATCTAACAATCTCACTAGTTCAAGAGTTAAATTACCGCGTTCATCTTTTAATGATTCGCGACCGCCGGCGACACTGAATGCTTGACATGGCGTGCCACCCACAAGAATATCTGGGGCTGGTATTTGCCCAGAAAAAATGGCATCCGCAAGGTTTGTCATATCGCCATGATTGGGGATATTAGGCCAGTGATGCGCTAAAACAGCGCAGGGGAATGGTTCAATTTCTGAAAACCATAAAGGTTTAAACCCTAAAGGCTCCCACGCCACGCTTGCAGCCTCAATACCACTACATACACTGCCATACGTGGCTCGGGTCGACTTCTTCACATTACCCATTTTCTATATCTTTTAAAAGTTCTTTTGGCCAATTATTCTTTACAACATAGGCTTTTACGTCCTCTATATCCCTCCCAGTGGCGATTACTGGGTAATCCCCAATCTGGAAATATTTAATCTCTAAATTTTCATTACTCATTGTTACTCTCCAAAATAAAATAGCCAGTGTGGTGCTGGCTATAAGTTGTTTAATCAAATACCCATTCGGGAATGGTTGGTTCCTTCAACGGCCAAAAGGGGGATATCCCTCCAATAAAATTGGGTGTCTGCTGAAAAAGCACTGTTACAGATGCCATTCCTCTTTGGATTAAAATAGGCGTATTATTAGAGTCAAGTATTTTGCCTACCTTACGGAATCTATTTAATAATTCGGGGTCAAAATTAGATGGTTTAATCTCCTTGCTACATTGGTCTTTAAACCATTTAGGTATATCTGGATAAATAGCCTGTATTTCGGGTTCTGACGCGCAAAACCCATCGCTTTTAATAGAAATTATGCCATCTTCCTGTGTAATAATATAATGTACTTTGGGGTTAATTTTAGCCAAACATTCAATAGGGATTATGCAGCAATCATCTGGCTGAAATTGATTTTCTCCCCCAATTTGTTCTGGCAAATTAATTTTTAATGCACCGACAACCAAGTGATCAGTCGCCTCTATAATTACACTGTTTGTTTTGAAGCGCAGATTTACTGCATTTACATAATACCTAATATCATCTTTAGCACTTAACAAAGATAATGCTCGTAAATACTTTCCGTTAATAAAGACTTGTTTTTTCATTATTCAACTCCAAAATAATAGCCAGCACTAGGCTGGCTATAGTCGTTAAGTTATGGTTGGTATTTAGGGTTATTTATTGTCGGATGATTTCACTACTTCAACTTTACCAAAGATGCCCCCAAAAGCACTGATATTAGTTTTCTCAGCATAAACATCCCCAAGGATATATCCATCAGCATATATAGTAAGCTCTCTGGTTCTAACATCTCCATGGATGGAACCACTATCATCGATGGCAATGTTATCAGCTTCGACACCTCCACTAATGTTTCCGTCATTAGTAATAACAACGATCTTTGAGTTGACATTCCCAAGGATGAACCGTCTACCTTTAACGATAAGCTTACCATCAACCGATAATGTGCCGTTAACAATAATATTGCCAGTAAGCATGCATTCTTTTTTGATATGCACGTCACCGGGATAATAGATATCCCCGCCTTTATATTCTTCTATTACTAAAGGTTCCATTTTAGACGGGAGTTCATCTAGTAACCACATGGCAAAGGCGAAATAGCCCAATTCTTCCCATTTTTTCAGTACCTTTAAAGCGTCAGCTTCACCAGATGGAAAACGCCGGTTGAACTCATTAATGTAGTCATGTCCGAAGTTATTTGCTTCTAACCATTCGCTTGTAATAATCATGGTATTGTCCTTAGTATCTCGTAATAAAAAAGCCAGCATTTAGATGGCCTCATTTTCTAAATCAACCATCCAAACAAAAATATTTGCCTCTTTAGCCTGTTTAATGATGTCCTTAGTACCACGGCCATACTTGTCCTTGAAAACCACCAGCATGGCATGATTCTGGCCACCTTTAGGGGCATTATGGTGCAGGGCGTAATCAATCATCTTTTTATTACGCATATGCCCACAATAGCCCTTGTATCGGCTAAACAAGGCTTTGAAGCTTTTGGTTTGGATGTTGTGTACTCTTGCCCATTCCCGGGCTAAGTAAACAGCACCGTGAGATATTCCGGAATCAATCAGGGTATCAATAGGCGTATCAAAATGTATTGATAGTAATGTTTTGGCCACAATGCGGCGAAAACTATCACCGGGAACGTCACGGCCGCCGCAGACAATTACATTCATAATTTAACCTGTCTATCATTGTTTAATCCGTAATCTCCTTATTGCGGTAATGGCAGCTCATCGATACGAATCCAATGCGTAATGTAATCATCTGGAATGGATTTCATATACCCACCCGAAATCGGCTTTGCGACGTTTTTTCTCAACAGGAATATATTTAGTAACAATTTCTACAACTTTAGTAGGCTCAACTTCTGTTGGTTGGTTGAAAGATGTAATTTCAGATGTTTTGTTTTCTGTAAATTCATCATATTCAAAACGAAAATATCTTTCACGCAATTTAACTATAATTTTCCGTATAACAAATCCGTCATGAGTGTCTTCTAAAACTTCGGAATCAACTTCAAAGTCACCATTTACTAATATAGTTAAATCTTCATCACTCAAAATGACCTCATCATCAATCTTATTAAGAATTAATTCTACAAATTCATTCCGTTCATCTTCTGTCATTTTTAAGCCTCTAACAAAAAAGCCGCACTAGGCGGCTTCACGTTCATATTTCTCACATTTAACAGCTATATACCTGCTCCATAATTGTTATTTAGCATTATTGCCTCCTATGGAAAAACATTAATCATTGCCATCCCATCCATCATAATAAATATGTTTCATTTTCTGCATTTGGGCTAAAATTATTTAATTCGCAAAGTCTCAGTTTGAATTAATTTAGCACCTTGCACATCAACACCAGACGCAAGTGCTTCTTGTAAAGAAATCTTATTTACTTCTTTAACTGTCTTTACTCGAAAATACTCATCAGGGATAAGACTTTCATCAAAAATTTCAACTTTTGGTCGAGTTTTCCGAAATCCCATAGAGAAAGTTCCATCAAAAGAATTAATCTTCTTAATGTCTGAACGTCTCATTTGAATTTCAACATATTTTGTTATGTTTTCAATTTTATTATCAAACCGCTTCAACTTTGCCTGCATGTCTTTTATATGGCTGGAGATCATCTCCCTTTGAGCTGAAAGATTCAAAACATATCCACCAATATCCAGTGCTTTACTTTGAAAATCTTCTATAACCATTGCGATGGTATCCGGTGAAATGTCTGCATCATTATCCATTGCATTAAGTAATCTAACAACATCATCCGCACATTGATACAGTTTAATATTACTCATAATTACCTCCAAAACAAAAAGCCGCACTAGACGGCTTATGATTAAATATTAAAATGGGATATCGTCTTCAATATCATCAGGGGCGGGCGTAAGCTGCGGGCGCTGCCGTTGTGGCGGTGCTGGCGTAGAGACTGGGGAATTAGGCTTAAATGTACGCTTATCATATAGTGGTTTACTGGCGATGTGAGCAACCATTTTTGCTAGCATAACTTTCTCTGTTGAGCGGTTCAGAATCTCCGAGGCGGTAAACTCTGTTTCTGCTTCAAATGGTGCTAAAATCATAGGCTTTGGGTTATTGTCGCCATCCTCCTGCACCATCTGGATTACCAGCCCAATTGGCTTATTCTGTAACACTGTAAAGCAAGGTTTGACAACATCAACAACCTGTCCGGTTTTTTTGTCGTATTGCTTTACCGTACAATTAACAGGCTCACCCGCGCTTTTTTCTCTTAGACAGGCCAAAATCGCATAAACCAAGCTCAGCCCACTTTGATTTTTTTCGCCATTACGATAACTGGTATTGATATAAAATCGCGCTTTTTGTTTTGAATCAGAAATGAAGTTAAAAAACAAACCCTCTGATTTGCCATTAACTCCGTCTTTAACGTGCCAGATAACGCTTTCAAAATGGCCGATGTATTTCCCAGCCTCATTAATAAACCCACCCAGTGCGTCGGCATCTTTTGCATATTGGGCGGTTTGGTTATTAAGTTCAAACATTATTACTTCCTTTCTCTATGCCGTAATAATCACAAATAGCTGTATCAACTTCATTTAAATCATTTTCTATCAAATCTTGCTCAAACATATCTATAGGCGTTTTTACTGTGTCGTTGCCATTGTTATGCGTGCTAAATAAATAGTTGCCATTAATTACCTGTGCGCGCAGAACGATTGTTACCATGCCCTCAAGTACAATTTTTTCATCCAGTAGCTTGCCAATGGTTTTGATACTGGTTCTACCCCTTTCATCAGTTTGAGTGTGCGCCATGATGTAAATACGCTTGTCAGTAGGGCAGTTAGTTGCAGCATCTATAACGTCAAATGCATTCTTTGCCAGATAGTTGTATTTATGAAATACCGCATTGCCTTGAAGTTCATCCGTTACGCTGCGCATAAACTCATTACTCATTAAATACTGAAAATCATCGATAATGATTGTTTTAACGTGATCAGGCAGCCTGCGTAAGATGCGTACAATTTTGTCTGAATTGTCGCTAACAAAGATATTGCCATCAGTCCATATGTCATCTTCCCGCTTTTCCCTTTGACGCCATTCTTTTGATTTGAATGGCAACGGCTTTTGTCTGATCTGAATTAAAAATGATGTCTTAGGGTCTAAATTGCGCAATGAAGTGGATTTACCTGTGCCGCTGTCGCCAAGCACAAATGTCGTGATACTCATATCAACCTCCAAAGTATTTATTTATTTGCACATCTTCATTAGATGAAATTGTTTTCTTTTTTTGAGAAGAGCCATAATTAATGATTGCACTTTCTAAGTGTTTCCCTAATGCGGTTTCCGCAGTGTTTGCTACCAATTTTTTTGCATGAATGGCGTTGATGAGATTAATAACATCAGTCACAAGGTTGTGTTCTTCCATTTTTCAAACTCCAATAAAAAAGCCAGCATTAGACTGGCATGTTTTTTGCTTATTAGGTTTATTCAAGATTAATAAATGTGATCATCAAGGGCGCAGCCGTTTGCAAGTGCAACAGCGAACGAGGCAAGATTGTCTCTTGCGCATTCGACTATGTTAGGATCGTTTGATTGCATTTGTTCTTGGGCTTGCCATATTAATTGACGAATTGTTACAGGGTTATCTGGATCATATCCGCAAGGCTGGATAATCATATCTATATATTGCTTAGCGTCTTTGATTGTTGAGCAAGTTGTAGAATGCGCCGAACAAGTTGCCGAACTTGGGACTTTTACTTTAAATCCTGGATTTGCTCTTGTAACCACAATGCCGCTTTTTTCATGAATCCATTTACAGCTCTGCAATTGTTTTAATTTTGCCATCTTATACATCCTTATTTTTCAATAAACACCAGCTAATGACTGGCCGGAAATTCTTTTTTTAAAAATTCAATAGCTTTTCGGCATCTATCAATGCTAAACAAGCTAATATGGCATTTTCTATAGCGTATGCCTAAATGCTTTGCCAGCTTCCTGTAAACATCTCTTCGCCCCATCTGTTTAGATTGCCAGATAGGGTCTAGTACGGAATGCGCAGCTTGTCGCCACATTCTTAACTCAGCATTAGCAAGACTGCCTAACGGTAATGTGCCATCACTTTTCCCAATTCTTGGAATGTTTGCGCCTTTTTTATGGCAGCCTACATACGCATCACAGGGAGCACACAGCCAAAAGTTAAGCGCGTATAAATCTGGCCGGTGAGGGTAAATTCTTTCTCCAGTAACCAGCTCCGCATCATTGCCGCAGTATGTGCATTTAACCATTTCAATTCCGATAATTTGTTTTGAATAACGACCGCTTACGGCGGTCAGTCGGCACACACGAAAGCAAAGGAGGACTAACCATGTGCTGCGCGCTGTTATTAATCCCGCCACCTGCGCGCTGGGCGGGTCAGAACACACCTACACCAAAAAACTGATTACTCCACGCGTAAGCTGCATCCCATCCATCCAATGTTTTTTCTGCGATAACTTTTTTGACAGATTTGCATTTACCGCAGCCTAAGTTATTTGCTCGGTTACTTTTTTCTTTCTTCATGACTGTACGGAAGACAACAACATGAATACCTGCTTTTACAGGCTTGTAAGTTACATTATTCATTTGTATATCCTTGAACTAGATACTAGCTGTTTAATTATTTAAATTTCTATCGATCCGGATCATACTTTTATATAATCTATCAAGTATGCCCTCAACACTGTCCCCAGCAACAAAGTTCAATGAACTGAAAGAAAGATGTGGAGAAATCGATTTAAGGGCTGAAAAGCTATCTCTGCTTGATTTTAATAAATCAAGCAAAAAGCTGAGGTTTTCCTTGACATGATCGCCGTACAACAATTCAAAAGGTTTTGTATTAGGTATTATTTTGGTGAATACCTGCTTGTTATAAATAATCCCTACGCCTATATTTAATAGCTCGCCAGTAGCTAAATCAGGCGAAAGCCTAATTACAAACCATCTTGCAGAAGTGTCCGACATCAATCCCTCCGACCCCGAATGTAATAGTAAAATACCATCATATTTTTCAATTGTCTTGCTTCGTGAATCGCTATTAACAACGCCCATCTCTTGCTACTTGATGCTATGATTTCCCCACTGGAAGTTATTCGGGCATAGTTATAATTGGCATATGCAAAACGATTTAACTTATCAATTACTTTTTCTGGCATATTCCATCCACGGTGAGACAAGGTCATTGCGACGTAATTGTCATCCGTTAATTCGAACTCCTCATCATTAACAGTAAGAAAAAGACAAAAGTTTTCACCATCCACAATCTCGTATGGAGAAAAAAGCAGAATTCGACCGTCATCGCGGCGTTCAATCTCCCAAGAGTCTTCTTTTAATGTTAATTCTTCATTCTTAGTCATCTTAACACCTCCTAATTAGGGCACCTAAATACCATAGCGAGTGCCAACTTTGCTGCGTCCTCGACGGCTTTGTGCAATAGATTTAAATCCCTGTGCTCTGCTATGATTTCGCCGCAGGCTTCAACATGTGCGTATTTAATGCCATGCGTATTATTTAATTCATGTATTAATTCTTCTGTTAGGCCTAATCCTCTATCAACGACGTACGCTTCAGTTCGACAACCATCTGTCAACTCAAACGATAATTCATTTCCGCTGTAAACAGTAAACATAAGTCGCACCCCATCGCCAAGTTCAAATGGGGAGAGAATTGTCATGTTGCAGCTGTCAGCATACACAACAGTCCATCTGGGAATGGTTGATACCGCCTCTGCAAATTTAAACATATACATTTTTATTGCCTCTCAATACAAAGCCTCAGCATCACCGCGTAGCCGTTCCGCATCACTCATCCGCGCATACGCATCAGCTATCCGTTTAACTTCTAAATCTGCTAATTGCTCTTTTTGTTGCATTTGTTTAGCGACGTATTCGCGCTGCATCTGTAGCTGCTCTGTTTCAGTAGGTACAGGTAATATCATCATGGAAGCAGTCATAAAAAAAACTGCAATTAATGCAGTTATCTGTAGTTTAATCATGATTTTCACCAATGCTAAATTCCTGTTAATCTCACGAATCGGAATAATGGCTTACCGGTTTTCTTGCTAATTTTAGGTCTACCCTCTACAGTAACTTTCTCCGTCTGTGCGATGTATATACATCTTACGTCATGCGTTTTTTTTGCAAGGTCGATAAACTCATGGCAGCGCGCTATGTCATAGTAATCAGGTGAAATCTGATATGCATTTTTATTTGAATAATACCTATCTGATGGACTGAGCTTGCTAGCAGCTTTGTCTTTTCTTTGTTCTTCTTTTTTTAGAGATTTACCGAAAACGGCGTACATGACTACTTTCCTTTCTGTTAAAAATAGCCAGCTACTAGCTGGCGTCTTATGCATAAAAGAAATTTGCAGAATCAATGTCCATATATATCTTTGTTAATACGGTTATCTGGGCAAAATGAATCCTTGCAGTCTTCTATATTTTTTATTTTAAAATCAAAATACTCAGGCCATTTAGGGATTTTAAATTTGCAAAGCGTAATCCCATCTTTGCCATCTAGCCGCAGCTTGTGTCTTCTAGCCAGCCATGAGATCACGCCATCCAAATCCATATGGTCTATTTGGTATGAAGAAAATTCTGCCGCAACCCTTTGCAAAAAAAGCTCTAAAAGACGCTCAGAAATAACCCCGTTATATGGATAGCAAGCGAAAAAGGAATCAGCAATCCTAATAATCCGATCTTTAATGCCGGGGAAGTCCCAATCAATACCAATCTGAATATAGAAATCACGGCGGTACCATACTGTATATAATTTTCGTCCTGTCATTTCAGCCTCCAAAATAATAGCCAGCTAATAGCTGGCTGTGTCTACTCATCCACGAAAATGCACTCATTGAATGCATTTGAATTGATAAGTTATCCACAAATTTTTAGATTAACCGCCGTCCATACACTGCTTGTTTCACATAAGTGATACTTCTCCCCAATTTCCCTATCCATATGTTCGCTATTTCCCGGATCAGCTATTACCCCAACATTAGGCTCAGTAAGGATAACAATCATGTTGTTTTTATTATTTCGCATAGCTACTGGATATATAACTTCATCCCCTGTAACCGTGTTACCCTCTATGGATATTTGCCCTGCTGATATTTTTATATCTACCGGCTTCCAATCACTAATTAACACATGGAATGCCGAATCTCCTGTTATATAGCCAAGAGGGGTATTGGACGTCCCTTTACAAACAACCGTACATTTACACTCACCCCAGAAAATAGCAACCACATCATCATAACTCCGTCTTCTACCTACTGGATATTTAATTTCCGGTATATTCCGTTCAGTAATTTTAAGCATGATTAATCATAACCTTTAATAGATTACCCATAAATTTTTAAATTGACCGGTTCCCACTCAGAATCCGTAGACTTCATAGCCTCATCCCAATAATCCCTAGCGCAAGAACCCACATACGTATCCTTATTAGGTTTTCCTCTTCTACCCACATTGGCTACTACTCCAGCTTTATAAGCAGTATAGATAACAAGCAATCCATCGTATTTCCGTCTTCTAGCTACTGGGTATATAATTTCTTCTTTAACAATTTTACCGCCATCAAAAATAATACATCCCTCTGATATTTCGAAATCCACGGGTAGCCACTTAACGTAATTATCACAAGGTATGAGAAAAGCTGTACGCCCGACAAGCCCGCTAGCACGATTACCGCATAGGATTGCACCCTGAAACCTATTCCAAAAAATAGCAACCGTAGTTTCTTCGTCCTCATCATCAGGTTTCCATTGTCTACCTACTGGATATTTAATTTCGGGTTCTGCTTTTTCAGTAACTTCAATCATGATTAAATACTTTCAATTTGGATTGTTATCTTTAACCATGTCCAATGACGCTGATATGATTTGACCTCTAAGCATTTCTGAAAATTCATACTCTATTCTTTCTCCTATAAACAATAGGATTAACTGTTCTTTTACGCTTAGATTCCTTGATACTTCTGCATAACCGTTTGCTGGTGTCATCCCTAACATCGCTAAGGCAGCTAGCCGAGCTGGGTAGGCTAAAGCATCTACTTCATCAGTGTCCTTTAAATTTAGTTCTGAAAATTTATCCTTAATCTCCTCAATATCATAATCATCAAAATGCAAATATAGCGATTTATACTCCTGATAAACTGCTTTTGCTGATTGAGATTTGACACCGGCCTTGATGGTTAATTGAAAAAACACAACGATAGTAATTATGAGGCCGGATATTATTGCGCTACACAATCCAGCTACCGTGCAAATAGCCACGAGCATCAAAATAAGCGCAGCCAACTTATCTAGTCGACCGAAAAACTTATACATAAATTTTTCATACCAAAATGAATAGGCAATCGAAAATTTTAAGTGTTGCGCCGTTTGTTCCCAGTTATCCATGCGTATTACCTCCATCTGTTATTAAGCTCAAAAACTAAAGCCCACTCGTTAGAATGGGCTGCGATTTTTAAACTTAGATGTATTGCCCGTCTTTCCGAGCTGTCACTCTTTTAGCCACTCAGTATGTGGTTTCTGCTAGAATTGAATTTCCACAAACAACCTAGCAAATGAGGAAGAAATATGTCTATAAAAATTTCAGGGCTAGATAGTCTTTCTAAGAAATTGGATAAAATTAAAAAGTCTGCTGAAAAGGTACATGGAAATCATTCAGTGCCCATTGCTGAATTCTTCAATAACGAATTTATGTGTAAGTATTCAAAATTTAAGTCATTTGGCGAATTTGCGGATAAAAGCGGATTCGATTTTTCAGATATAGAATCCATTAATGACGCAGAACTTGATGCCTTCATCTGTAAAAAGACTTCATTCAGCTCTTGGGAAGAGATGAAGTCTACAGCTGCTAAGGATTGGGCTTTAAAACAACTTGAATTTTAAATTCATATAATTCACTTAATGAGTTATTGAGCTGGTTTAATTGGACTTGAATCCGATTGACTAGCTCATTTAGTTCAGCTAAGTTATCAACTGAAACTGAAAAAGTTATTTTTCCCATGATTTTTACTCCTTATAGAAAGTGGATAAATGGTCAAGGGTAGGGGTCATCAAAATGATGATCCCTATCAATGGTGATATTCAAGAATCTTGTTACATCTCTTTAGAATTAAGTTTCTAATAAACAACTTAGAAAATAATCCGTGTGTTGGAACATTCAGATATAAATTATCAAAGTTGGTGTTTGAAGTCGTTCTCCTTTCATAAAGTTCTTTGGATTTTTAGACTTGTCTGTCTGTAAGCGTTACCGGCTTACTGGTTTTGTTCCGGCCGCCCGCGAGGGCTTAACGGCTTGCCAGCAAGCTCCTTAACTTGCCTCGGGCTTTTATATCCCGCTGCCCTGAGCCGGTGCGGTGAAGTTGTTTAACTTCGATGTGGTAAGTATACCTCAGGTAAATTAAATTGCAAGATAAAATTAATCGTAGATATATTTATAAAGGTTGTTATGGGTTTACTTTTTGTGTATGTGGTTTATTTTATTGATTTATTTTTTGTTGTAAAATTGTGATTGGGAATTGAAATTAATGTTTATTTCTTGATGATTAGGCTTGATGGACTCAGATTGGCTAAAAAAAGCGCATTCAATTTTAGAATGCGCCTTGGAGTTTTTATTGGAGAGTTTTAAAATCGCCGTAACGACCATACTCTTTTGATTTTCCCTAGAATATTAATCTTATCTTTTTCTTTTATAGAAATTTTCTGATTAGAATATTTGTCATTATCATTAATGATATGGATATCACTGAATATCATTTGTAACCGTCTAACCTTAATTACAGATGCTTCGGATAGTAGATAAACCCCATCATTTATATAATCTTTTACAGACATATCAACAAACAACACATCATTTTCAACCAGTGTCGGAAACATATTGTCCCCATAGACTGTAACCAATGCGATATCATCCAAATCTAAGCCTAAGTGAGTGATCGCCCAGCCTCGATCTATATCTACGCGCTTAATACTATTGTGATTTATACCAGAGGCTGTGTCACATGTGTACTTTTCTATATCCAACAACCTAAATTGCACTAAATCGCTACTGTTGTGCGATTGTTTTACTTGATAAGTAATGGTCTCATCAGATTTTGGCAGGTTGGATAATTTGATAAACTCCCCCTCTTTGACAGGCTGATCAAACCATCCGCGCTCAAGCCCGAGCAGTTTTTCTATCTGTCTAACAGCCTCTATAGCTCGCGTACAAGATGTTTTTGTTTCATCTTCCGATTTTAAACTATTAATCCAGTCCTGTATTAATATTGCATGTGAATTTATCACTTCGGCTAATTTAGTCTGCCCGTACCTTTGCACCAGCATTTCCAAGCGTTCCGCATACGTTTCTTGTATAGTCTTCATCCAAAATCTTCCTAACTAAACAAACGGCAGAAGTATAAGGATTAATCTGGTGAAATTATGTAGAGGGGAGGTAATATTCAATGAAATACATATATTAATATGTATTAACTCTCAAATAAAAACCGACCACCAGAATATGCGCCCTATGATACTAATATCCTCCATGCTAACCTCTTCGTTAGGGTATAGCGCTTTATTATAGCTTTGAATTAAAATTTTATTGCTAGGGAGTTTGCGCAAAGTTTTGATGCGCAAAAGCCCATCATGATTGATAGCGTATAATTTATCATCCCGAAGTGTCTTATCTCCTGTATTTATCCCAACTATTGCCCCATCCGGTATCACCGGCTCCATACTATCGCCGTCCGCTGCAATGCATACTGCATAATTAGGATTAACATTATAACGACGCAACATATCGGCCGAGAATCTTAATCTCAAGTTATTATAGTCTTGAATATCAGCCGAAAATCCATTGCCAGCTGATAAGCAAATATCTGTATAAAATGGAACCTCAACCTCCCAATCAAGTAAATCACTTGATTCATCAAAAGCCTCAACGAACCCCACTCTCGACAAGCCCAATTTTCTACCTAATGCTTTGTTGTCTGTTTCATTAGGCTTTGAAAGACTGTTATCGCTATCAATTGGTTCATCAAACCATCCTATTACTAGCCCTAATGTCCGCTCAATATATAAGGCTAAGGCATCTCCAAGATTCTTGCCGCCTTTGGCTTCTCCTCCTTTGACCAACGCATTAACTTGGGCAGCCTTGCGCTTAATTGCTTTTGCAAACTCGACTTGGCTGCCTCCAAAATCTCGCTCAATTAAATAACGCAGTTTCAGTGTTCGGTTGTTCATATGTATGTTCCTTTTGTTAAAGGAATAAATTATACATGCTTACCAATGATAAACATTACATAAATTTTTACATACCAAAGGTGTATAAATATAAATATATTCACCTTTATTTTTTAACCTATGGTATATTTATAAAAAACTAGTGAGGTTTATATGGAGCTAAGGGTTTATCTTCTACAAGAGCGAGGCAGAAGCTCGCAACTAGCAAAGGCTTTAAGTGTTACCAGAGGATTTGTATCAATGATCGCCACTGGGAGAAAAAAAATACCATTGCGATTAGCTGTCGCGATAGAAAATTTTACTAATGGCGAAGTGACAAGGAAAGATCTCCGACCTTTAGATTACATGGAATATTGGCCGGAACTGGAGGATGCCCGTAATGACAACTAAAACAACTCAGACAAGTCAGATTCTTGAGTATATGAGAGCTGGCAATTCAATAACGCCATTAGATGCCTTGCGCAAGTTTGGCTGTATGCGACTAGGCGCGCGGATTTATGACCTAAAGCAAGATGGGTACGTAATTAATACGCTGATGGTGAAAGATGAAAAATCAGGGAGACGTTACGCGCGTTACTCACTGGTTAGCCTAGGTTAGAGGTGAATATGAGCCCATCAGAGACATTAAAACTGCTAGGTAGGCCAATAGCCTATCACCCGAGACTAGCAAGGCTGCTAGGTAGTGTAAATGCAGCCATATTATTCGGACAGTTAGTGTATTGGTCAGATAAGACTGAGCACGAGCTTGGAATATATAAAACTGCTGCACAGATTGAAGATGAAACCGGATTAAGTGCAAAAGAGCAGGAAACGGCTCGGAAGAAATTAAAAGAGCATGGAGTTCTGCATGAGACACATAAAAGGCTAGAACACCGGCTTTATTTTAGGATTGATTTTGCTGCTTATGACGAGCTTGTTTACAAGCATTTGGCGGATAGCGAAACAGAAAATACCGAATCGCCGAATGACGAATCACCAAACGACAAATCGGAGATTCCCGAAACGCAAAAAGGGGATTCGGGAATCGACAAATCAGGTATTCGCGAAGCTACAAATGAGGGATTCGCGGGGGCACAAATGGGGGATTCGTATAAAGGAGCATTAGATTACAGCAATAGATTACTGCATAAGAATACAGAAAATATAGGCACGGGGGTTGCTAACGCACCCACAGTGCCATCGGAGCAAGTGAAAAAATCAAAACATGCGAACCCTGACAACATCGCTTGCTGGGAAGCTTACGCAAAAGCCTATCGCAATCGTTACGGGATACTACCAGCCGCCAATCCAAAAACCAGAGGGCAGGTTGCAACGTTGGTTCGATACGTTGGCAAGGAGGTTGCACCATCACTGGCTGAATATTTTGTATCACACAACGATAGCTGGTTTGTGAAGTCTAGGCATGGATTTGGTTGCTTGCTCCAGAACTATCAGCAGGTGTTGACTGACATGCTGAGGGGGGAGCAGATGACGCAAATCAATGCAGTTAAGCCAAGCGTTAAAGACGTGCCTCTTCACACAGAGGGGGGAAGATTGTCATGGTAAGCGGATTGACATCGGTAGGCAGCATGTTTGCCCACCACCCGCAGTTTGTGGTTGCCGGACAAAGCACAGCCACATGCAGCACACATGGTGAATACCAGCAAACGAAATACCAATCTGGCCGCGTTACCAAATGCCCAGAGTGCGAACGTGAACGTGAACAACAACGCATTGCAGACGAAAAAGCAGCGCAGTTACGAGAAGCTGCCGAACGCAAAAGCAAACTGATTGACGAACTAATCGGCAATTCAGGCATCCCAAAACGCTTTCTTGGCAAAACGCTGAAAAACTATCAGGTGAGCTGCAAAGAGCAACAGGATGTAATTAACGACGCCAAGGCTTTTTTGATTGAATTTAGCAGCCCTCAGGGGCACTCTGGTCGCTGTATGACAATGCTGGGCAATACTGGTACAGGAAAATCTCACATCGCCAGCGCGATGGCTTTATGCGTCATTAAACACTATGGTGGTACAGCGCGATTTACCAGCGTTTCAGAGATTAACAGGCTGGTTAGAGAATCCAAGAGCTACAACGCTGAATACACTGAAACAGAAATCATTACAGCCTTTGGAAATTATGACCTGCTGATTGTTGATGAGGTTGGCATTCAGTCTGGTACAGATGCAGAAAGCCGTGCGTTATTCGATGTCTTTAATGCCCGCTATCAGAACATGAAACCGACGATTGTTATTAGCAATCTGAATATAAACCAGCTTAAAGACGCATTGGGTGAACGCATCGTCGACAGGCTAAAAGAGGGTGGTGGCTTAATTCTTGGCTTTAACTGGGGGTCGTATCGTGGATGAATTGAAGCTTGATTTCAAGAAGTGGAGAGAAAGAATAATGCCAAGATTACTTTTCTGGGAAGCTGTGATTTTATGGATATCGTCGATAACGCCAATATTTTCAACTGCCTTATCTGTGAATACCCTTGATTTTTTTGGTTGGTTTTTTCTTTTTGTATATTTTGTAATTATCCCGTTTACCCTTTTATTGACTATTGATTGGGCAATAAAGGATATTGAGAAACAAAAGAAAGAGCTTACTGATGAATAACTTAAAAATAGCTTTCTTTGCATGGGTATTCATCTGGGTAGACACATTAAAAGCAATATTTACGCCTATTTGGGATGGAATCATAACCTTTAAAGAGTTTATAGAAGACAACGGCGTATTTGCTCCCGTTATCTTGGTATTTGTCCTGTTTTGCCCGTTTTTGGTAATTCCAATTGTTTGGTACGGCATGAAGAAAGATAAAAATAAAAAGGCCACAAGGGCAGTCATTAGGATTGTTGAGAAGCGCAGAGGTAAAAAATGAAAATTAAATATATCAAAGAGGCAGCGCGCGAATGGTTACTTTCCCCTGCGGCTTTATTAAAAGACCTTACTTTCGGCTTGAATGCTTTATGTAGGGCATTGGCAACCTTTTGTGTAGTTTTAATTGCTTTATTGCTATGGCTTTTCCCAATTCCTGTCATTTTTATTTGGGCGCAGCATTTAGAAAATCTGGACAAAGAGGGCAAGAGATGAATACCTGTATAGCTTGCCGTCACTGGATACTGAAAGAAAAAAATCACAAGGGCGAATACATCACCGATGAATTGATAAAACAAGGCGGCTGGGGCTGGTGTCGGTTTGATGAGAGATGGAGATATTGCTCCTATTGCAAAAAATGTTCAAAAGGCAAATTTGAGCCAATAGAGGATGGGTTGAGAAGACAACGGGAAGAGTGGATAGCCAGAAAAGATGCAGAAAAACAAAAACGCTGCCAAGAACTTATGCAGATGGAAAGGCGAAAATAAACAAATGAATGAAGAAGAGGTAACAAATGGATTTTACAGCTGTGGTGATAAATGATTATAGCGTTGGTATTAAGGCTGTTTTTAACGAGTTCAGAAATATATCAGATGAGAGCATTGAAGCTTTTAAAGCGCGGTACTCAGAGTTACCAAAGGAAATACTTGAGATTAATGCCGGATGTGCTTTTCGAGACAAGAAATTTAGTGAAATTAAAGCAATTATTGATAGAAAAAATTCACATAGTAAATCAGGCATAGAGGCAAGCAACGATGAATGAAATTGAAAATAAAAATCAAATTGACATTAAAGTCATTGAAACAGATTTTGATACCTATACAAAGCTGGTAATCGATTACGAAAATAAATTTAGCAATAGGAAAGAAAAATGATACACAGGCTGAAAATACTTCCAGAATATTTTGAAGCGGTTAAGCAAAAAGTAAAGAGAGCTGAATTTCGGAAGAACGATAGAGATTTTAAGGTAGGAGACCAGCTCTTATTGGAAGAGTATGACAAAACAAATAACCAATACACAGGAAGATTTATTCTTGTTCGCATAACGCATGTTACTGATCTGGCTGATTGGGCTGCTGGCTATGTCATGTTAAGCATAGACTGGGAGGATAATTAAAATGGCGAAACGCAAATGCCGCTGGTGTGGCGCAGAGTTTGAAAAGCACCGGGCATTACAGATTGTTTGCAGCTCAGCTTGCGCTATAGCCTTGAATAAGCAAAAGCGCGAGGCTGACAATAAAAAAGCACAGGCGGCAGCAAAACGGCAGGAAAGGGCGGTTATAAAAGCCCGTAAGCACGCATTAGAAACGATACCGCAGCTTACGAAGCGTGCACAGGCGGCATTTAATGCTTTTATCAGATTAAGAGACAAACACCAGCCTTGCATTAGTTGCGGTAATCCCTTGCCTGATACGCCTAATGGTTACGATGCAGGGCATTATCGTTCGGTAGGTTCAGCACCTAATCTACGCTTTAATGAAGATAACTGCCATGGCCAGTGTAAGCGTTGCAACAATTATTTAAGTGGCAACCATGTCAACTATCGCTGCGGGTTAATTGAGCGTATTGGATTGGAGGCTGTAGAAGCACTGGAGTCTGATAACGCGCCACGCCACTACACTAAAGACGATTTACGCCAGTTAGAGAGGCTATACAAAGAAAAAAGGAGGGCATTGGTATGACTGAGCGATTTAAAAGAAAAATCAATAAAAATAATAAACGCGATGTGATGAAAATTGCATGGGACTACATAGGTGAATTGTTAAATGCTCATGATGCAATTTTAATTGAAGTGCGAGGTGTTACACGTTCAGACGAACAGAATGCCAAATTACATGCCATGCTTGGCGACATAGCTAAACAAAAAACATTCAACGGTAAAAAACTGAGTATTGAGCAGTGGAAGATGATTTTTGTAAGTGGTCATCGGATAGCAACTGGCGGACAGGCAGAAATGGCGATAGGGCTAGAGGGTGAGGTTATTAACCTAAGGGAATCGACGGCGCAGATGGGGGTTAAGCGCATGGCTAGTCTGATTGAGTATATAACAGCATGGGGAGCTGAAAATGATGTTAAGTTCACTGATAGGAGGGACTTATGTTATCAAAATGTAGCATAGATGCCGCTGAAGACGTTTTAAAAGCGTATGAGCGGGCGATGCGGGATGTTGTAAGGCAAGGGCATTGCAGAAGCATTGAATGGAAGTACAGAAGCGATATTGATAAAAACAAAACAACTTTTATATTGCGCTATCCGCCAGAAGTGTTTGACATGGTCAAAAGAGCTTTATTTAAAATAGCTAATAACAACAAGGAAGCATTTGCCATTCTAAGAATTCAGTATGCTTATATAAGCCCGTATTTTAAACGTTCTGGGCGTGCGGTAGTTCAAAAAAATCAACGCGCCCGTAAAAACAGCTCGACATGGTATAGAGATGTTGAAAGGGCATTGATAGTTTTCTGGGATTATTTACAACATGACCAAAATTTTAATAAATATTTTAAGTAACAAGTTGATAAAAATGGGTATATTAAATATAATGCTAATATTAATATACAGTATAGGTATGCTTCCCTTGTAAAAGCACCGTTAATTTGCCTTTCTCTTGTTGGCAGCATTTTTGCACCCAAGAGAAAGGCAAATAAATATAATTCCTTGTAGTTAAATATCTCCCCCGCCCTCCTCAGGCGGGTTTTTTATTATGCATTCTAGAGCAGAAAGGTGAGGTATGAGCTTTGGGCGTGCTATATGTGATTTTCTAGAGCAAAATCCTGATGGTAAATACTATTGGGCTGAATTGCTTGATTCTAGGTGTCCTGTAGTCCCTTTTGATGTGCCGGTAGGAGAAAAGAGATGCGAGAGTTATCGGATATGTGTGCATTATTACGCCTTACTCTCTAGAAAAGAAGTTATTAAATCCTTAGAAAGATGGCTTGATAAGCACTCGTTCTCAGGTGTTAAGTTGGAGTTAATCTATTCCCCCTTAGATGATGTATATGACCCGCATACGAGAGGTACTTTTTGTATTGAGATGGGTATAAAAGCGGAATATTAACTTTAGCATTATTCACAACCAGCCTATACGGCTGGTTTTTTATTTCCATCTAGAGATTCTAGACTGAGGTATTAAACATGAGATTACATATTCTAACGCGCCCAGCTCCTACTCCTCTCCCAGATATATATTCTATTGATGCCAAGATGGGTAAGGACGGCGAATTCTTGGGTTTGGATATCAAGATATATAATGACTATAGAGTAAAAGCCAGATACAGCGAAAAGATTGAGAATGGTGTTAAAGATGTTTCAATGGAATTTGGCAATTTTGAGGAATTTGAGCAATTAGTAGGCACGATTAAGACTGCATTGAAAGATATTGGTTCATCTGTACGTGCACAGGAGGCTCATGGCCATTCACATGGGGATTAATTAATATTCAGCGGATTAGTTAAATGCCAGTCCGCTTTTTATTTGGAGGTTGTTATATGACGACAAGTGTGGATTTTAAGCAGGAATGTTTGGCCTCTTTAGGGAGATGTGCGGCAAAAGCTAAAGAGGGCGAACTCAAAGAAATACTTACTATAGCGAAACGCCTTGCTAATGATTTAGAAGCTGCTACTAATGGACTATTAAAAGCGCGGACGCCGCTGAGGACATTTGGGAGAGAAGCGTGTGATTTTGAGCGTTATAAATATTTCTGGATTGGTTTACAAAATGCAGAAACAAAAGGGTGGCAAAACCTAGTGCAATTTGAACCAAAATTTGGAGGTTATCCTGTTCGTATTTCATATCCGCATGACTTAAAATCCCGTACAAACTTTACCGCTGTCGCAAAAAACAGAGAGAACTTAGAGGATTCTTTAGCTAAAATGCTTCACTCCCCAGTTATAGCGGAAATTATATATTCTCTAATGAATGAGCAACGACCAGTTAATGGTGACGAATATGATTGATGGTAACGACTATAACTAATCCTGTAATAAATTAAGACAAGTCCACCGCATATGCGCGTGGGCTTTTTTATTGGAGTTCGCTATGACGGATAAAGACAACTCCGCCATGTGCGGATTAACTGACAAGCAGCAACGTTTTGTTGAAGAGTACCTGATTGATTTTAATGCCACACAGGCAGCAATAAGGGCTGGATATAGCCAAAAAACAGCAGGCTCAGTTGGACATGAAAACTTGAGAAAACCTGAAATTGTGGCAGCACTTAACAAAGCAAAGCAGGCGCGATGTGAGCGCACCCAAATTGATGCTGATTATGTCTTGAGCAGGCTGGTAGAGATTGACCAGATGGATGTTGCGGACATTCTTAATGCTGACGGTTCTGTATTACCAATCAGTCAATGGCCTAAGGTATGGAGAATCACATTAAGCGGCATGGATGTGCTTACGATGATGGACAAGGAAGATGGCCAAAGCATTCTTAAAAAGATTAAGTGGCCGGACAAGGTTAAAAATCTTGAACTGTTAGGGAAGCATGTGACTGTTCAGGCGTTTAACGAAAAGACTTCTGTGTCTGGTGAAGTAAGAATAGAGACGCGACCTATTAGTTCTATATTTGAGCAGCCTAATGATTAATAAACACTTCGCAGCATTTGCCAAGCCGGCGCGGTACAAGGTGGCGTATGGCGGCCGTGGCTCAGGTAAGTCGTGGGTGTTTGCAGAAATGGCTATTGAGGTTGCTAGAAGAACTAGGACGACTATTCCGTGCGTGCGTGAGTTACAATTATCCATTGGCGATTCAGTCCATAAATTATTAGCTGACACTATTATCCGGCTTGGGTATTCGGATGAGTTCGAGGTATTAAAGTCAACGATAGTGCATCGCGGTACCGGTACAAACTTCATATTTTTTGGCATCAAGAATGACCCTGCAAAAATTAAGTCGCTTGAGGGTGCGGGAATTTGCTGGATTGAGGAAGCGGCAAGTATTACGGCAGACATGTGGAATACATTAACGCCTACAATCCGAACGCCGGGCAGTGAGATATGGGTTAGCTTTAATCCAAAAAATCGTCTTGATGAAACATATCAGCGTTTTGTTGTTAACCCGCCATCTAATGCTGTAGTAATTAAAGCAAATTACTATGATAACCCCAACTTTCCAGAAGTCCTTAGAGACGAGATGGAAGCAGATAGGCTGCACGACCCTGACTTATACAGGCATAAATGGCTAGGCGAACCTGTTGCAGACAGCGAGCTGGCCATTATCAAGCCGGCATGGATTGAAGCTGCAACAAATGCGCATACCCGTCTGGATTTAACCGCAGCAGGAAAACGCATTTTAGGGTTTGACGTGGCAGACGAGGGTGAAGATGCTAATGCAACTGTAGGGCGTCATGGCTCAATTGTGTTCAGCATGGACGAGTGGCGTGGGCAGGATGTCATCTATTCTGCTGATAAGGTATATCAGGATGCATTAGAGGTCAATATTGATAAAGTGGTGTTTGACAGTATTGGCGTAGGTGCTGGTGTAAAAGCCCAGTTTAGCCGCAAGAAAGGACGCATTCAAACGGTAGGGTTTAATGCTGGTGGCAAGGTTTACAAGCCCGAATCGTTGTACATGCCGGGCAAAAAGAACAAGGACATGTTTGCCAATATCAAAGCGCAAGCATGGTGGATTGTTCGCGACCGGTTTTATAAAACATGGCGCGCCGTTGAACATGGCGATAAATATCCTGCTGATGAGCTAATTAGTCTGGATGGCGGCATCAAGGATATTGATTACTTAAAAGCCGAATTGAGCCGCCCTCAGGTCGATTATGACCAGAATGGGCGGGTTAAGGTGGAGAGTAAGAAAGATATGAAAAAGCGCGGCATTCCCTCGCCTAACCGTGCGGATGCGCTGATTATGGCATTTGCGCCGGTTCAAACCGGATTGAATATTAACCCTGCTGTTTTAGGTGGATTTTGATATGTGGAAATGGAATAAAAAACGCGAACAGCAAGAGCGGCTAATTGCAGCACAGGAGGAGGCTAATCGGCTGGAGGCTGAAAAACTCAGGATTGCAAAGCGCAACGCGGAGTTGTCGGCAGCGGTTATGACCCTGCTGGCTGAGCAAAAACAGAAAGCTCATGGTTACACAATGCCGACTATTCCAGAGTTTGTGATACCCAAAGACAAAAAGCCGGCTATTGCTATGGATTCATGCGCAGGCGTGGCGGCATTCGCCAATTCCGACCCTCAGTTTTACAGCTCATTCCCCGGCTACCCAAAGCTGGCATGGATGGCGCAATCCAGTGATTATCGGAGCGTCCCAGAAACTACCGCAAATGAGATGACGCGGGAGTGGGGGGAGGTTAAGATTAAAGGCGATAGCAATAAGGATTACGCCGATAAAATTAGCGAGATTGAGCAGCGCATAAAGGTGTTGGGCGTCCGTGACTTGATGCGTCGCCATATAGAGACAGAAATGATTTTTGGCCGTTCGCAACTGTTTATTGATATCAAAGGGCATGAAAACACAACCGACTTGCCGCTACTGGTGAATGGTACTTCTCTTGGTAAGGGATGTCTTAAAGGGTTTAGGTTGATTGAGCCAATATGGTCGACGCCGAGCATGTATAACGCCACCGATCCGACTGAGTCGGATTTTTTTGTGCCCTCTAAATGGTTTGTACTTGGCAAAGAAATTCATGCTGACCGACTTATGACTTTAATTATGCGCCCTGTGCCGGATATGTTGAAGCCGGCATATAACTTTAGCGGCGTATCTATGCTGCAACTGATGCAGCCTTATGTGGAGCGGTGGCAGCGCACGGTTGACAGCGTGTCTGACTTAATCCATTCGTTTTCAATCACCGGCCTCAAAACCGAGATGCAAAACATATTATCAGGGGGCGGGCAGGAAGGGATGGCGCAACTGGTTATGCGCTCGCAGATGTTTTCACAGCTTAGAAATAATCAAAATCTAATGCTGATGGATAAAGAAACGGAAGAGTTCTTCCAGTTCAATACACCGCTATCTACATTAGATAATTTAATGCAGAAAGCGCAAGAACAGATGGCGGGACCGAGCCATACTCCTTTGGTTAAGCTGCTTGGAATCACGCCGAGCGGGTTAAATGCCAATAGCGAGGGTGAAATACGGGTATACAACGACTACATCGCCTCCCTGCAAGAAGCGCATTTAAGGCCACAGATTGAGACTATTCTGAATTTGGTGCAGCTCGACTTGTTTGGTGAGATTGATGATCAGATTGTGTTTGAGTTTAGCCCGCTTGAGCAAATGAATGATGAGCAGAAAGCCACTATTGCCAAAACTAAGGCAGATGCTGATGCGGTTTATGTGCAGGCTGGTGTTCTGGCTGCCGAAGAAATACGCGAGCGGTTAGCTAAAGATGAAAGTGGTGATTATTCTGGGATAGACGTTGAAGATGTTCCCGAACCACCTGGATGGGATTTAAACAATGGCAATAATCAGGAAGAAGCCAGCGACATTGCCGGTAATATGGCCTAATGTCGGGATTAGTAACAGGTATAAAAAAGCCATTCTTAAGCTGCTTAGCAAAATTTCAACGGATATTAACCAGACATTGGTTAAAGAATTTCGTAAGCAGGCAGAGCGAGAAAAGGCCAATATGGCAATGGATGGCATATCTGACTGGGTTGCTCATGTGGTGGATTATCTGTCATCTAAATGGTTGGATAAACTGGATAAATTAGCACCAGAAATTGCAGCCTCATTCATTAACAAGACTATTACAAACTACGAAAGCCAGCTAAAAGCGCATATGCGCAAGGCTGGTTTTACAGTGCGATTTCAAATCACCCCCTATCAGCGCGATAAATTACAAGCAGAGCTGCAAGAAAATATTAGGCTGATTAAATCCATCGGCTCGCAGTACCTTGACCGTGTACAAGGGCAGGTGTGGCAATGCGTTACCAATGGTTACGACCTTTCTACCTTAGCAAAAGACCTGAAAAAAAGTTATGGAATTTCAAGTCGCAGGGCTGAGTTTATTGCGAGAGATCAGGGTTCAAAGGCGCATGCTGTAATTGAAGAAGCTAAACGACGGGAATTAGGCATAACCAAAGCCATCTGGATGCACTCGCATCGCAGTAAAGTGCCACGCCCGTCCCACTTGGAGGCAGACGGCAAGGTGTTTGATGTGAGTAAAGGCATGTATTTGGATGGGAAATGGGTGCAGCCCGGCAAGGAAATTGGGTGTAATTGCGGCAGCAAAAGCATTATTGAGGGAATTGACACATGACAGACAAAGCCATAGCGATGGATAAATCCATGCGCTCATATGATGGCAATGGGCATTTGATTGTTGAGCGAACAATTATAACCAAGGCATCAGTTAATCCATATTTTGGCCGAGAAGTGCCTAATTACGAAAGTTTAGGCCTAGAGCCAGACAAGATATACAACCTACTGCGCGACCCAAAAGAGCTTGAAAAAGCTCTTTCGTCGTTTAAGGGGGTTCAACTTTTAATCAAACACACGCCGGTTAGTGCTGACGACCCACATAACGATTTAACAGTAGGCAGTATTGGTACGGACGTTGATATGGAGGGAGGCGATGTATACGCCAGTCTTCGGGTGTTTGACAAGGACGCAATCGAGCTAATCGAAAGCGGGAAGTTACAAGAGCTATCGGCTGGGTATGCCTACACTGCCGACATGACTCCAGGTGAGTTTAATGGGCAAGGCTATGACGGCGTTATGCGGAATATACACGGCAACCATGTGGCGCTTGTAGAGCGTGGGCGCATCGGTAGAGATGCGATTATTTCAGATAGTTTTCCAATCGAACTTATGGAGAGTTCTATGAAGCTGAAAAAAGGTGCAATTGAGGCTATAGAAGCCAAATTGAAACCAATTGTTGCAATGGATGGCGATATCACGCCGGATATTGTAGAGGGCGTTATTAAAACCGTGGCAGATAATATGCTGCCACAATCCCCGGAAGCTGAGGATGAAGATGCAACCGAAGTGACTGAGGATGAAGACGAAGTAGAAAAAACGGCGGAAGACGAAGATTCTACGGATGAAGAGAAGAAAGCGGAAGACGAAGAGCCCGATGACGGCGAAAAAAACAAGCCAGCCATGGACGCAGATGCTATCGAAGCTGCCACAGTTGCGCGTATCAATGCACTGTGGCAGGCGCGTGAAGACGTTAAGCCTTTGGTTGGCGTGGTAGCAATGGACAGTGCCGAAGCTGTTTATAAATACGCTTTACAGCAGAAAGGCGTTAATACCAAAGGCGTACACCCGAGTGCCTATAAATCAATGGTTGACCTCATCAACAAGCAGTCAACCCCGGCTGCAATGGCAATGGACGCAGCTACTTTTGGTGAACCTGATGAGCTGACTGCGCGTTTTCGGTAAGGATAAGGAATACAAATATGAGTTTTCAAAAGACATTAAATCGTGATTTGCCAGTTGGTGTTGAGGGTGATTTCGCATCAACCAACCCATATCACACCGTACTAGCTGGCGAGGGCGCGCTTAAAGCAGGGGCTGATGGCGTAACTATTGGGGTGTTCGCGTGGGCGAATGCTACTACAGGGCTGGTATCAAATAAGCAAGTCCAAGATGGTATTTTGGGATTTGTTCGGCGTGACAACACCGCCTTGATTAGCCAGTATCTTGCAGAATCAAGCATGCGCATTCCGGCCGGCTTTATTATCACGCTTTATGATAAAGGTGACTTCTGGGCGCGCTTCCAAGGCGGCGCAAAGATTGGACAAAAGGTGTTTGCCAGCACTGCGGATGGCACTGTTACTGCCGCAGATACCGCGCCAGCAGATACGGTAGATACTGGATTTGTCGTGGCTTCTAATGCTGCGGCTGGCTCTTTGGCTAAGATTACTAAATAACAGGAGGAAATAATGCCAAAATTGAATTTTGATGCACTGGCTCAGCGCGCTGGTGTGGTGTTTATGACAGGGCATAATCCCGTTGAGTTGAATTCACGAGCCAGAAGCCAAATCGCAATGGATGCTTCGCCATTGATTACAACGGCCAACGGTGCAATTCCAGCGTTATTTACAACTTTTGTCGACCCAAAAGTTATAGAAATTCTGGTCGAACCGATGAAGATGGCGACTGTTTTCGGCGAAACCAAAAAAGGGGATTGGACATCGACCGCAATTCAATTCCCTGTCATCGAAAGCGTTGGCGAAGTGTCCAGTTATGGTGATTTTAATGAAAATGCCATGAGTGACGTTAACGTTAACTATCCATCACGTCAGCCATACCACTACCAGACGATTATCCGCATAGGTGAACGCGAGATGGCTATTGCTGGCCAAGCTCGATTTGATTGGGCTAGCCGGAAACAGATTGCCGCCGCGCTAACGTTGAATAAATTTCAAAATAAGAGCTATATTTACGGCATCGCTGGTTTGCAAAACTATGGCATGTTGAATGACCCCAGCTTATTGCCGTCAATCACTGATACAGCATGGGCGGACAAAGATGGGCAAGGGGTTTATGATTCCATTCAGAAGTTATTCAATCAGCTAGTGAAGCAAACGGGTGGCTTAATTGATCGTTCTACAGCCATGACCCTAATTGTTTCCCCCGCCATGGATGCGCAGTTAACTAAAACGAATCAGTACAACGTCAACGTTTCCGACCAGATTGCCAAGAACTTCCCGAATCTGAAAGTTGTCACCGTACCTGAGTACGCTACCGCCGCAGGTGAGCACGTACAGTTAGTTGTCAATGATTATGAAGGACAGCCGACTGTTGAGCTGGCGTTTACTGAAAAAATGCGCGTTCACCCGCTTATTCAAGGGCTATCTGGGCAGGAGCAAAAACGTTCACAAGGAACGCTTGGCGCGGTTATTTATCGTCCGCTGTTTATTGCCAGCATGTTGGTATCGTGAGTATTATTTGTCATACATAACCGCCTCCGGGCGGTTTTATTTTAGGAGTTTAAAATGAGCAATCAAACTGTTGCCATCGGCTGCAAGCTGCCAAATGGCTTTTTTATGCAAGTGGGGGATGTCTCTCATGTTATTAAGGGATATAACTCATCTATTGTAATAGGCGGACACGGCATTACAGAAGATGTGCCGGCTGATTTATGGGCGGCGTGGCTGAAAGAAAATAAAGACCGCGATTTAGTCAAAAATGGCTTTGTGTTTGCGCATTCAAATAAAAAGGATGTCAAAGCCGAGGCGGGCGAAAAAACTAAAACTAAGTCTGGAACCGAGCCACTGGAACAGCCGAAAAACGACGAAGTGAAATAAGGCGCATCTATGAGTGGCGTTGTTGAGTTTAATGTTAATAAATTCAGGGATATCTACCCAAGCCTTAAAGCCACAGATGCGCAATTAAGTATGTATTTTGTTGAAGCCACTATGCTGCTTAATAACACCGAGCAAAGCTGCGTTAAAAGCCTTACTGAGCGCGAGGTTTTATTATTCCTGCTGGTGGCGCACTTTGCAGTATTACAGCAGCGCATTGATGGTGGGAATGAAACGGTTGGCCGGGTTGCAAGTGCGTCTGAGGGTAGCGTGTCTGTGTCGTTGGACAATGGCCAAACAACGCTGTCGGATAAATGGTATCAGCAGACGCCGTACGGGGCTAAGTATTGGGCATTAACGGCCAAATACCGCTCGTTCCTATACGTTGTCACCAACATTGCCATGCCAGTTAGGAGATAGCATGAAGAAGACAGGTAGCTTGGCTGATGCACTACGAAAATATGCAGCTTGTAATGGCAAAAAGGTGCGCGTGGGAATATTTGAGGAGGCCACGTACGCGAAAGCAGACGGGGAACCGCTTCATGTTGCGCAAGTAGCTTACTGGAATGAGTATGGTGCACAGGTGCGTGTGCCAGAGCATCAAGTAACTATCTACCGCCTGATTAATGAAAAAACAGGCGATTTCCGGCGTAATGGCCGATTTGTCAAGCAGAATAAGGCTAATTTTGCCACTACGCATACAGTGCCAGCGCATACGATCAATATTCCCGCGCGCCCGTTTTTTCGTACCACTATCCGGCAAAACAAAGCCAAGTGGATGAATGGTGCCCCAAAATTGCTTGAACAAAACAGTGTAGCGAAAGCATTAAGGCTAACCGGCGAAATGATTAAAGGTGATTTAGTTGAGTCGATAAATACATGGAAAGATCCACCCAATTCGGAATCAACAATTGCCAAGAAAGGGAGCGATGCCCCTTTACGCGACACCATGCAGATGGCGCGCGCAATTGGTGTGGAGGTATCAGACGATGATGAATCTTAGAGGGATGGCTAATAGCATTATTGCTGGCGTTAATCCGAACCGGCAGGCTGTTTTAAGGATTAGCACCGGCTCAGACGTGGACGATTCCGGCAAGGTTGTCCCTAGTTTTACTGAACAACCAATCACCATACAGCCGCAAAGCATATCAACCGCAGACCTTGAGCACCTTAATCTGATTAATCAGCAAGGGCAGTTTATGTATGCCTACATAACAGGGCAGATATCAGCAATAAGACGTTCGCAAGGCAAAGGTGCTGAACACGTTATGTTTACGGCTTATGGAGAGGGTGAGCCCTCCGATTGGGTGGTTAAACAAGTGGTTGAATCGTATGCGACGTGGTGTAAGGTGCTGCTATGGCGACAGTGACGCATAATCAGATTTACCGAGAAGTCCGGGCTTATTTGCTCGGGCTTTTTTCTTGCCCGTCAAAATCGGTTATTCAGGGCTATCAGAATGATACGCCATTGCCAAACAACGCAATCGTAATGACTATCTTATTTGAGCATAGCCTTGATGTTGCCGCCAACTATTACGAGCCAGTCGAGGACAAAGCAGTCGTCCAGCAGTCAGTAGAAATCACCATGCAGATAGACTTCTACGGCGAAGAATCGGGGGACAAGGCGAGGAAGCTATGTAACCTGTGGAAGAGCCCCTATACCACCGCCCGTCTTTCCTCTTGCCAGCCGCTTTACGCTAAAGACCCAATGCAAATGACTTTTATTAATGAGCAATCGCGCTATGAGCAGCGGTGGATGGTTGAGTTAACCCTGCAATATAACCCTGAATTTGAGCATGAACAGACCTATCTGGATATGCCAACCATTACTTTATTAAACCCATAGGAAGCATTATGTTACCGTCTATTCCAGCAAGTAATATTGTTACCGTTAACCCGGCTGTAATCAGCTCCGGCGGTAATGCCTTGAGCTTGAATACAGTTGTTTTAACCGACGACAGTATTTACCCGATTAATCAGTATGCCAGTGCAGCAGATGTGGGCAGCGTATACGGCTATAGCAGCGACCAGTATAAATTCGCTCAGTGCTATTTTGATGGTTATGTTGGCTCAACCATTAAGCCGTCAGCCTTGTTTATTGCTCGTTACAACAAAGAAGATACAAGTGCACGATTAATCGGTGCCAGTGTCAAGACAATGCAGTTGGACGAATTGCAAACCATCAAAGGCGAACTGGCTTTAACCATTGATGGCACAGCAGCAAGTGCCAAAGTGGATTTAACCGGCGTTACCAGTTTTAGCGATGCCGCAGGAACAATCAGCCACGAATTAGCTCATGACGTAACCTTTGATACCCAGTTACAGGCATTCATCATCAGCTCACCCAGCAAAGGAGCCAATTCAGCCATCTCATTTGCCATAGGCGCAGTAGCAGAGGCACTAAAGCTTACCGAAAGCACTGGCGCAATCGCAGACAACGCCACACTGGCAGACAATCCTGATTCAGTTATGGAACGGGTATCAGGCTACACCCTAAATTATGCTGTCATTACCACTATTGGCAATACGTTTAGCCTTGATACTCAGAAAGCCCTTGCCAAGTGGAACAGCAAACAAAACTCCCGTTATTGGTTTGTGTACTACGCGCAAGAACCAACTGCACTGATTGCCAACAATACAAACTGCTTTGCCTCTTGGCTAAAAGAAAACGCCATTTCCGGAACCACAGCGATTTACGGCACACTGGAGCAGGCTGGCTTGGCTTGTGGCTACGCCGCTTCAATCAATTTTAGCGAAATGAACGGCCGTGCCACTATGGAGTTTAAACGCCAGAGCGGCATCGCTGCTTCCATTACCGCATTAAAGGACGCGACAGCACTGGAGAGCAATGGCTACGCCTATTACGGCGCGTGGGCTACAGCAAACGATCGCTTTATCTTTTTCCGCAACACCAGAGTAAGCGGTGATTTTGCTTGGGTAGACACCTACTTGAATCAAGTTTACTTCAACGCCCAATTGCAATTGGCCTTTATGAACATGCTGATTAGTTACAAGGCTATTCCATACAACCCTGAGGGTGTCGCCATTCACCGCGCTGCTGCCGAAGACCCGATTAAAGAAATGATTAATTTTGGTGGCATTCAGCGCGGAGTAAACCTGTCTGAGGCGCAAAAGGCGCAGATTAATTATGAGGCAGGCTTTGATGCTGCGCGCCAGATTGAAACAACTGGCTATTGCTTACTGATTCAACAGGCAACAGCACAGGTTCGCGGCAATCGCGGCTCCTTGCCATTAAAACTTTGGTACACCGATGGCGGCAGTGTTCATACCGTTAATCTGGCCTCCATCAACGTGCAATAACCCTTAATTCAAATTGGGGAACTTCCTCAAAAATACCCTTAAAGCCCGTACAAACTGTACGGGTTTTTTATCTATCCGGAGTTATCCATGGAATATTTAAATGTAAATTTTCTTGGCTCAGAAATTATGGTGATTAACCACGATGGTGAGCCTTATGTTGCCATGCGCACAGTGATCGATGGTATGGGATTAAGCTGGGGTAGCCAGTTTGTTAAGATAAAACAAAGATTTATTTCAGTTGTTTCGGAGATCGAAACAACTGGGAAAGACGGTAAAAACTACAAAATGCTGTGTTTGCCATTGAGAAAACTCTTTGGTTGGATGATGACTATTAACCCCGACAAAGTTGCGCCGCATAAAAGACAAACCATCATTCGCTATCAGGAAGAATGTGACGACGTGCTGTGGCAGTACTGGACTACCGGCATTGCCAATCGTGAAAAAATCTTGCAGGAAATGGAGCTGCTAAAAAAGCGGCAGGCTGAATCTGAGGCGCGTGGCAGCGCAGCAGGTAAAGCCTTATATCAGCGCAAACTAGAAAAACGCCAGCTTGAAATGCAACTGGCTGCAATTAACCAGCTCGACCTTTTCAAACAAACAGCTTAAGCAAAAGGAAATAAATCATGCCAATGGGACATAATCCGTTAACCATCACCTCGGCGAATGCAGTATTAATGCTGCGCTGCAAAGGTGTTTACGACAACTACATAACTCTAAAAGGCTTTCAGGCTGATAATGCATGGGGGTTTGGTGACGCCAACATCGGTGAATCTCGCATGGGCGTCGATGGGCAGCAATCAATCGGCTACACCCCGCATGAAGTTGAATGGACGCTACATCTTGAAGCCAATAGCCCATCAATCGCCATTCTGGAAAATATCCGCAAGGATTTTAATGCCAACATGGAAACGCGTCCGATTGACATTGTTGTGGAAATTAAAGCAGTGAAAAAACGCTACAGTGCCACAGGCGCATTAATCAGCTTAAGCGGTGGCGTATCAGGGCAAAAACTGCTGGCGGGTAATCAGTACAAATTCAGATTAGTTTTAAATGGTGGAGAGGATATTAACTAATGGCACGCAAAACAAAAGTAGTCACAATCGATTCAGGCCGTGACGCAGGAAAAACATTCCAGATTACCGAAATGCCCTTACTACAGGCAGACAGATGGGCGCAACAGGCATTATTTGCGCTGGCTAAGAGCGGTATTGATAACCCGGGAGCCATAGACCCAAGCGAGGGTATGCTGGGTATGGCCAGATTCGCATTGCAGGCTTTGGGTAATATCGACCCAGTTATTGGCAATGAGCTGATGAATGAATTACTAACCTGTATTGAGATTATCCCGTCAGGTGGCGTATCTCGTGAGCTGGTGTTGAATGATGATGGCGGCGACATCGAAGACTTAAAAACATTATTCACCCTGCGCAAAGAAGCCTTAATCCTGCATCTGGATTTTTTAACCGACGGCAGTTCCCCAGATATGAGCAAATAGCGGCGGGGCTGCCATTTAGGGATGGCGTATTAGCCAGAACAGTAAACGTATCAAACATAGCCAGTCAGGTCATCATGTCCGGGCTGGCTTCTTATATTGATCTGGACACCGTATTAAGCCTTGAGGATGCGCTAAACATTCTGGAAGTGCATCAAGTCACAGAATACAACAAACAACTGGTACAGAAATATGGCAACGAATGTAGTTGAGCAGATGCTTATCGAACTGGGGTTTGATGCCTCTAAATTTGCTTCCGAAGCAGAGAAAGCTGTTAAGAAAAATCAGCAGCTTGAAAAGTCCTTAACCGACACCGAAAAAGCGTCCAAAAAGGCCGAAAAAGCCCAAGATGAGCTAACCAAAAAACAGCATAATGCAATTGAGCAGACTGCTAAATTTGGAGAAGCAATCGCCAAAGTAACAAAGGAGCTGACAGGCTTTTTTGCCATCATTATCGGCTCAACAGGGTTGTTTAAACTGGCTAACGATGCCGCCCGCGCCAATATGGAAGTATCAAAGCTATCTGGCCAGCTGGGCATGAACACCCGAAGCATTACCGACTGGCGCAATGCAGCCGGTGCTTTTGGTGGTAGCGCCCAAGGCATGACTGCATCTTTAACCGGCATTAAACAGGCCATGAACGGACTGGTAATGTTTGGTGATGCCAGCATGTTGCCATATTTTAATGCATTAGGCGTTAATGTTGTGGACAATGCCGGCAAGGTTCGCCAGTTAGATGATGTAATGCTTGATTTGGCTGATGCGTTCCAGAAAATGCCCAGAGACCAAGCCTATACAATTGGCAAAAAAATGGGTTTCGATGATGGCACCATCAATGCATTAGTTTCTGGACGCAAAGAATTACAGGAAATTCTGGCAATCCAGAAACGGATGTATCATTCCGACGCCAAAGCAATCGCCCGCAGCAAAGAGCTAACCAAGCAACAGGCAATACTAAATGCGCACTGGCAAAGCATGAAGCAACTAGTGGGGGACGCCTTAACCCCCGTTCTGATTGGCTTGGTTAAAGTGGTAAATGGTTTCTTTGAATTCCTGCAACGCCATGAAAAAGTGATTAAAGCCGTATTCCGCACCGCAGCAATAATTATTGGAATGCTGTTAATTCCCACCTTACTGAGTGCTGCGCGTGCATTGCTGGGCTTTATAGCCCCATTTACACCACTAATCCGCGTATTTGGACTATTGGGCGCAGCTATCAGCCCAGTTACGCTTGCTATTACCGCTTTGGGTGCAGCTTTCTTGTTACTATTCGACGATTACAAAACATGGGCAGATGGCGGCAACTCCCTGTTTGACTGGTCGTCATTCGTGGCTGGAATCAAGGATAGCAAAATGACTGTTGATACCTTGCGTACTGCTTTCAGCAACCTATGCACTGCCGTAGCAAACAACTTCATGCCCACGCTGAAAAGCTATGCTGAAATTATTGGCAAATTAGTCCGAGGCGACTATGACGGTGCTGCAAAACAGGCTAAAGAAATGATTGGCACCTATTCCGATATCGCCACTGGCATTATTGCTGATGCAACTGGCGAGAAAAAGGAAGATATTGCCGGTTTTATTGGTGAAAGCGCGTACAGATTAATGCATGGTGGTAAGGACTACTACGAGCAGAATGGTATTGAGAAACCTGTTGATGCTAATTTGCCAGTAAGAACAGGTGGGAAAGTAGCGCAGCAAAACTTCAGAAACAAAAATTTCACAAAAGAAAAAGCTGAATCAATCGCCCGTGTTGCTAAAAATATTGGCGTTGATCCAAACGATTTGGCGGCGGTTATTTCTTTTGAGACCGGCGGAACTTTTAATCCTAATATTCGCAATCCTAAATCTTCGGCAACTGGTTTAATTCAATTTATGGCAGGAAGCGGAGGCAAGAAAGGGCTTTACTATGGAATGACCCGTGACCAATTTGGCGGACTTTCATTTGATGAGCAAATGAAATACGTAGAACGGTATTTTAAGGAACGGGGATTTGATGGCAAAAGAAAACGCGATATTGCAGATACCTACACTGCCGTTACGGGCTATGGATATAAAAGAGGTTCAAAAGCGTATGAATTAAATAAAGTATGGGATTCCAATAATGATGGATATATAGATAAAGGTGAGATGGTAAAAAATGCTAGTTTCCGTGCTCACCAACACCAATACTATGCCAATATTGCTAATAATGCCCAAAAGGCTTTAGATATGGTTTCCCAAAACCAGCAAATGCAGACAAGCAGCAGTAGTATAAAAAACGACAATAGGAAGCAAGTTAATGTTAATATACAAAAGTTTGAAGTTAAGACTTCATCAAGTACAGTTAGTGGTAACGCTGTAGCAGCGATGAAAGAATTAAATAACTACACATTTAATCAGCTTGGGACATCAATGACATGAAAAAGTTATTCCTAACTCTCTTACTTCTGCCATCTTTGGTAATGGCTACTGATTTTAAAACTGCTGTATCAGGCAAAAAACTAACGTTTGATGGCGCGACTTGTGCTGGCGTGTCTTTTTCGAAAGATGGCGCGGTTGCAAATATGTATGATGAACAGGTGTCTAATTGCAATCTAAATATACCATTCCTATTGCGCGTAAAATGGCTAAATGACAATACAGCTATACTGGTGGAAAAAGTTCAAGAAAATAAAAGTGCACCTCCTCGCGTTTTTGTAATGCAGTTTCAATCGTTGAACGGGAATAGAGTTACCGTTAAAGATGTGTGGGTAGGCTGGGGAAATCACCCTGACCAGATTCAAAAATACACAATCAAGTAATGTGTTGACTTGGAGTGTCAATGACACGGAATAGCATTTATTTGGCGCAAAGGATGAAAGGATATGGGATGGAGATATCGCAAAGCATTCAAGCTTGCTCCTTGGTTAAGAATTAATGTAGGCAAAACAGGGATTACTAGCGCAACGATAGGTAAGCGTGGAGCCAGTCTAAATATTGGCAGAAAAGGTGTATATACAAATTTAGGCATTCCCGGAACAGGCTTATCCTATCGTAATAAAATAAAGCTGAAAGAGACTGGGAATATGAAAGCTAGCAAGATAAACCAACTGGAAAAACTTGAAAAGCTGTATATAAATGGAAATCTTTCTGATTCTGAGTATCAGAGACTGCGAGCAGATATTTTAGGATATGCATATCCTAGCGAAGAGATTCAGAAAAAAGGTTGTTTATCTTCATTATGGACGTTAATAAAATGGATATTCTTCATTTGTTTTTTACTGATTGGCTACTCTATCTACCATGATAGTAAATCTTCCAAGAAAGAAACATCTGAAGCACCGATTAATCTACCTCCTCCCAATACCATTCAGGAAGAAGTAATTGAAAGGCACCCTAGAAAAGATAGCGACTTGAAAAAATTAGATGAGGATAAAGGCAAGAGCGAGGCAAAATCGCTTGATAACTTGTTTTAGAATTTGATTCTGTTACGCAATCAACCACTCTTAGGAGTGGTTTTTTATTGGAGTAGATTATGCTGCCAATTGAGGGTATTCCAAAAGTGCCAAACTTCAAAGGCCTTAATGTTGCCGGCACTAATGCGCTAATCAGCCTAGGAGGCGCAGCATTGATTAATGCTGTGTTTGGGAATTACTGGGGTGTGTTCAATGAATACGGTATCCCGATTTTGCTGGCTGATAACGTAATTTCCATGAAATACAACAATACGTCCAAGATAGCACAGGCGCCAGTCGAAAAAGGCTCTTTTGCCTGTTACAACAAGGTTGTTAATCCGTACAAGGCTGTTGTGCAGTTATCCAAGGGAACAGGCGGCACACTAATGCGTGGCGCGTTTATCGGACAGATTGAAACATTGGCGGCCAGTACGCTTAAATTTCATATCATCACGCCTGAATACGTCTATACCAATGCCTGTATCACAGGGTATGACACAGCAAGAGAGGCGTCGGATGGTGCGCAATTGATTAAGGTTAATCTGCATTTAGAGGAAGTGCGGGAAGTGGCTGCGCAATACGATACCGAAGAGGTTAAAAATCCGGATGACGCCAAGCCTAAAGATGGTGGTGAAAAACAACCGGCAAGAGCCAATAAATCACTTTTAAAATCTGGATATGATTTTGTGATGGGATTATTTAAATGACAACTGTAACCATTCCACTTGAAGCATACCCTAACCAAACTGTTTCTTTTGTCATGGCTAATAAACGCTGGTTTGTTTCATTATTTACCCGTCTGGGACGGTTATACGCCAGTGTTGAAAACAGCAAGGATGGGGTAATAGTACATAACCGCGTATGTCTGAATAAAACGCCAATAACAAGAAATTTGGTGTTTATCGATACCAACGGCGATGCAGATCCAACCTATACCGGCTTGAATGACCGGTTTCTTTTGGTATATAGCGATGAAACGTAAACAGATTAAAGTAACAATAACACTGGTTGGCAAAGATGAAAAAGGTGAACAGATTGTTTTTGCGGATAAATTTAATCAGATGAGTGCCACGGGCTTCCGCGTGTCGTGCGCTATTATGTTTGGCTATGGTGCGGTAATGCCTACAGCGCAAATCCGTATCTATGGGCTAGCACTCGAAAAGATGACCAAACTCTTACGCGTACGCTGGAATACCATGGGCGCGCTTATGAATCGCGTAAAAATTGAGGTTGGTGATGAGGGTGATAAATTGCTTAATGAGTTTGAGGGCAATATAACCTTTGCTTATCCGGACTTCTCTAATGCGCCCGATGTTTGCCTGGTGATTGAATCACAGGCCGCAGCGTTTGAAAGCGCAAAGCCAGAAAAGCCATATGAGCACAAAGGTGAAATTGATGTGGCTGATATCTTCGAAGAGATTTGTGGCGATATGGGCTACCAACTTGAAAACAATGGTGTATCCATCAAAGTACAGAACGTTACCCTAAACGGGTCAAATCTGGACAAACTAAAGGCACTGGAGCGAGCTCATGAACTAGATATGTATATTGAGAATCACCTCATAGCCATTACACCAAAGGGCGGTTCAAGAAATATCAAGATTCCGGTAATTACGCCAACCTCAGGCCTAATTGGCTATCCGACGCCTGATATTCGCGGTGTCACATTTAAATGCTTGTACGACCCGTTGTTGCGCTTTGGTGGCATCTGCAAAATCAAGGACAGCATGGTCGAAGCGTGTAACGGCGAATGGCGGATTTACGGCATGTACAAAAGCCTAGAAGCCAATCAGCCGGATGGTAACTGGTATTGTGAAATAGCCGCTACATGGAGGGATAGTAAAGATGCCGCAATCAGCAAATAGCAATGAACAACTAAGCAACCTTAATATTAATCACTCATTAGGCGGAGCGACTGAGTTTAACGCCGTTATTACTAATCTGATGTCAAAAATCCAGACCGTCACCATAGTAAAGGTAGTATCCGTTTCTGGTACAGGCGTTAGCCCAGTGGGGGAAGTGGACGTACAGCCATTAGTACAGATGCTTGATGGTGCCGGTAATGTCTATCCGGTTGGCAGAATATTCAGCGTGCCTTATTTCCGGCTACAGGGTGGCGCCAATGCGATTATCTGTGACCCTGTGGTTGGCGATATAGGCCTGTGTGCATTTGCGTCGCGGGATATATCCGCAGTTAAGCGCAATAAAGCAGAATCAGCACCAGCCAGCCGCAGACAGCATGATTGGAATGATGGCTTATATATTGGCGGTTTTCTGAATGGTGCGCCGGCGCAGTACGTGCAATTTGCCAGCGATGGCATCGTTATACATTCACCCAAGGGCATTACTTTAGAAGCGCCGGATATCAAGCTACAGGCATCATCAGTAACCACCCAAACCGGCAGCTTTGCCGTTAATGCTAGCCAGACTGCGCAGTTTACTGGTGGTGCGGGCATCAGCTCAGACGGGGACGTAAAAGCAGGTTCTGTTAGTCTGAAAAATCATACGCACAAGGGCGTAACTACAGGTGGTGGTAACACAGGGAAGCCCAATTCATGAAAACATTATTTTTAATGCCTGATAGTTGGGATTTGGTACTGGACGCAAATGGCAATATTGCCGTAGCTGAAAGCACCTACCAACAGGCGCAGGATATAGCCAGTGCCTGCCGGACAATGAAGCAGGATATGTACTTTAATCAGCAAGAGGGCATTCCTTATTTAACAGAGATTCTTGGCAACGGACGCTATCCCTTAGCGTTATACCGCAAATATCTACAGGATGCTGCATTAAGCGTGCCGGGCGTATTAACCGCACTGCCGGAGCTGTATCTTGCGAATGACCGGATTGTGCGCGGAACGATTAAATTCACTAATGACAAGAATCAGACAGGGGTAATTGGCTTATGAGCATTCCACAATTACAGATAACTGATGACGGCATTTTAGCCCCATCTACAGATGAGGTGATTAACGGCTTATGGGATATGTTCAAAGCAGCATTTGGCAAAGATTTAAATACAGCCATGAACACCCCGCAAGGGCAGTTGGTTACGTCATTAGCAGCCATCATCACAGATGAGCGCAACCAGATGATCAGCCTGTTAAACCAGTTTGACCCTCGTTACGCACAGGGTATCTGGCAGGACGGGCTGGGCTATATTTACTTCATGACCCGCAAAATGGCGACACACTCCAGTGTTGAGTTAGTACTAACCGGCTTAGCAGGTACAATTATCGCCGCAGGGACATCGTTCAATGATGATAATGGCAATATATGGCAAATAACCCATAAAACGGTTATCGGCGGCGATGGTAAAGCCATAGCGCAGGCTCAATGCACGACTTCGGGGAGTGTTAATGCTGCGCCAGATACGATAACAACCATACCAAAGGCAATTGCTGGATTAGACAGGATTACCAATCCCTATGCGGCAATTGCTGGCGTGGATGAAGAAAGCCGTATTGATTTTGAAAAGCGACGGCACGCATCAGTAGCCATCAATAGCAAAAACACCAATGCCTCAACATATGGTGCGGTGGCTGATTTGGCTGATGTAAAGGACGTTTATGTAATTGACAACCCAACAGATGCAACAATTAACGTAGGCGTAACCAATTATCCGGTTATCCGCAACAGTATTCTGGTGTCGGTAGTGGGAGGAAATGATGAAGCAATAGCCCGCACCATTTTAAACAAGGCAGGGTCGGGTTGTTCATTTAACGGCAACACAGAATGCATTATTGCTGATACGGAGAATTTCCCTGTACGACCACCCACCTATACAGTTAAATTTTTACGGCCGGCCATTGTGCCGGTTTTTTTTCAGGTAACGGTTGATGATAAAGATTCATTATCCCATCAGGACAGCGAAGCAATAAAAGCTGCGATTACCAAAGGATTTGCCACGGGAGCTACTAAGGCGGCTATAGGCCAACCCGTTATTGCCTCTAAGTTTATCTGCCCTGTAGCGGCTGCAACCCCTCATTTAAGCGTTATTTCATTGCGCATCAGCAAAGATGGCGAAGATTGGGTGGATATGCTCAATATGGGCGTTGATGAATTTCCGACTACAACCATTTATCAGATAAAAATCGCATGAAAAATATCCAAGATACATTAATGTCTCAGTACGCGAACAGCCCGATTATCTGCAATCTGATTGCCAGTATTAATGATTGTATCGACCCGGCAAAATCAATTGCTGATTTTTATAAACTTGCATTCAATATAAAAACAGCACAGGGATTTGGGCTTGATATCTGGGGGCGGATTGTTGGCGTAAATCGCAATATCAGCATTCCGCCGGATGATGTTGAAGCGTTTGGCTTTAAAACCAGCCCGCAATCATTTCAGCCGTTTAATAGTCGTCCATTTAGTTCGGCGGGCGCGCGGTTCAGTGCATACAGACTGTCAGATGAACGTTTTCGCACACTGATCATGATTAAAGCTGCGGCAAATATCCTTAATGCTACTGCGCCGAATATCAATAAATACCTGCGCATGATATTCCCAGATAAGCGCGTGTACTTTTTAATTACCGGCCATATGAAAGGCCGGTATTTTTTTGAGTTTATTCCCAATAAATTCGAGCGGCACATTATTTACAACTTAGGATTATTGCCCCGACCAAGCGGAGTATTAATCGATTACCGAGAATCTCCGCCAATGGGGATTTTTGGTTTTTCCGGAACAGGTTTTCAACCATTTAATCAAGGAAGTTTCGCATGAGTAAAAATCCAGTATTAATTCCACGTCCATTTGCTGTAAACGGCAGTAAAAACAGCATTCATGACACACGACAGGCAGGACAAGACCCAGAAGACGCAACATGGAGCGACGGCTTTCCGAACGTTACCATGCAGCCAGTCGAATCAGGAGGATTGCCCCCCAAAGGCATGGATTTTAATGGAATCTTTAATGCCTTATCTGCTACTGCTGTACATCTGCAAAAGGGCGGCTTTTTCTATTTTGATAAGGCTTATTCTGATTCGTTCGGCGGCTACCAAACCGGAGCTATCCTGATTTCGGATGATAATACCAAGTTATTTATTTCAATCAGCGACAACAATAATAATAACCCTAACAAAAACACCAAAGGCTGGAAGATTCTGGCTGGTGCTGGTGTAAATGCAGATACAGCTACAAAGCTACAAGCAACACGCAAAATCAATGGAGTTGAATTTGACGGGAGCACAGATATTAATGCAACACCCGCCGGTGCAGTTCAGTTTTTTGCTATGGATGCAGCACCTGTAGGCTGGTTAAAGGCTAATGGCGCAGCCGTATCCCGCACTCTATACGCTAATCTGTTTGCCGTTATCGGTACTAGATTTGGTGCAGGGGACGGGAAAACCACATTTAATTTACCGGATTTAAGAGGTGAATTTTTACGAGGCTGGGATGATGGGCGAGGTGTTGATATTGACCGGGTATTGGGTTCTTATCAGGCGGATATGATGGCGTCGCATCGTCATTCTTTTGGACCCTATAGATCAGCAAATGCAGATATAGGCAATTCTATAACTTATGGCGCCGAGCTATCAACGGTTGGGTTGGGTGGTGAGATTTACGGAGGAGCGTCAGGAGGTACGGAAACGCGGCCACGTAATATCGCATTACTAGCTTGTATCAAAATTTAAGGGTTAAAAATGAAAATATACACTCTCACTATCCCCGTATGCCAACTTGACGAAAACAACTATTTTGTTGGTATGACTACAGCAGATTTAGACCCATTAGAAGGTAATGGTCATTATCTAATACCAGGATTATGCATTGAGGCGGATGAGCCAAAGTTTAAAGCCGGTTATATTGCGCAATGGACTGGTGAATCATGGCAATACATCGAAGACCACCGCGGTGAAACGGTATACAGCAAGGAAACCAGACAGGAAATTAAAATCAGCGAACCGGGTGAGTTGCCGAAAACAGTAACAACTACCCCTTGTCCTGATTCTTTCCATCATTGGTTAGAAAAAGAAAACAAATGGGTTATGTCACCAGAAGCAGAGGCACAGAAACAGCAGCAGATAGATAATGAACGAAAGGCGAGAATTAATACGTTGTTATCTACTGCCACTGAAAAAATTGCAGCATACCAAGATATGATTGATTTTGCTGATACCGAAGAAGAAAGCACAGAAGCAGAAAAGGGATTGCTTGCTTGGCGGAAGTATCGAGCTGCTTTATTGAAGTATCAGAAAGGTTTAATTTCTGAATTGCCATCGGAGCCAAATGAATAATCTGGCGAATTACAAATTTCTAAAAATGCACGCCCTCAACAGAGGGCATTTTTTATGGAGTAAGCACATCATGCTTAAAGCATTTAAATGGTTACACTGGTTGCTTGATTTACGCTTTTTACCGGATAAATTCCAAGATTGGTTATTTGGTACCGGCACACGAATAATTGAGGTACTAAGCGGGTTTGCCATGCTGGGGTTTGCCCTTGTATTTGCACTGCATGGCGAGGAGATGATTAAAGAGGATTTATATGAAAAATTCCTACATCTTCATCCTAAGATATTCGTGGCCATCTTGGTATTTGTGGCAGCAGGGCAGCTATTTGCTGCCTTTTTTCATTCCAGCCGCAGCAATATCCTATCTGGCTGTTTCCTGATCTGGTCGGCATTAATCTGGGTTGTTATATCCGGGGCATTTATCGCAGCATACCCGCCTTTGTCTACAGGCATGACCACCTATCCCATTATTGCCATCATCTGCGCCCTTGCCGGCAGGAATCTAATCAAACACACCAAACGGGTAGAAGACAAAAAAGGCGGTGAATAATGGACGAGGCTTTCACACTAGCCAATTGCTTTGCCCTTGCTGGCGGCTTTCTAGGCGCGCTGGTGGTGTCTGATTACAAACGCTATGGGACAGTACTAACCGTTACGTTCATCATCATAGGCATGGTTTTTGCGGCAGCATTAACGGAATATTTCTTCACGCAGAACCACCCGTGGCTATTTGCCGGTGCTGGTGTATTTGCCGGTATGGCTTCCACATCTCTACTGGATGCGTTCAAGGCCACCGCACCGAAGATGGCACAAAAGCTGATTAATGCGGTTTGTAACAGGGCAGAGAAGATGATTGGTGATACTGATGATGGACAGAAATAGGTGGCCTTATCGACAGGCTTTTTAACATAAAAAAATTGCCCTCAGGGACTCGAACTCCTTGGGGCATTCGTTATTCAAACGAGGCTTTAAACAACATGGCCAATGATAAACGATTTACGTTTAAGTTTCTAGGAATTCTTATGGAAGCTATTAATTTTACACCTAAAGAGTTGCGTAAAACGATGTGGACGGCAGCACTTATTCTACTGTTACTCATTTTCGCATGGCGACTGCCTGAAATAATCAGCGCGATTAAATAGTGGTGATTTTTTAAAACAACGACGATGCGGCCATTACGGCTGCTTTTTTT